CTTCTGTTAGCGTAATAACTTGCGATCCTCGGAGCGAGGTTATTGCTGTATGCGGCGTAACCGTTTTCAGTAGGGTGTGCGAAGTCGCCGAATATCACAGAAGCGTTAAACTCGTTGAATGCGCAGCCCTTTGCCTGATTCACACAGCACCAGCCATGAAGATGCGCCATCTTTTCAAGTTCGTCATAGAGTTCCTTCACGGTATGTACGCCGTCTTTGAAGGTGAAGGTATGCGAGAACTGGTCGATCAAGGTCGCGTTGATCTGCTGAGTACGGTTTCCTCCCGGATGTCCGTAACCGGTCACAAGCACGATCTGAGCATTGGGACACTTTGTCTGTAACAGCTTCATGATAGTGTAGTAGTAGCCGATAACGGTAGTTCCGTATGACTTCGGATTTCCGTTGCTGCTGTAGCTGATCAGCGCCTTCACCGCTTCTGTGTCGGTAACATCAACTGTTGTCACATCAGTATAGCTTCCCATATCAGCAGGATTACCATAGACGCCGTAGGCATAGTCGTCGTTGTACGCCCAGCCGACAGTGATGAGCGACGCGTCGCTCATATCGAGGTCGGCGATCATCTCTATGATCCCCTTATTCGCTTTGGCACGTCCCCAATCGCCGATCAATCCCTGACCGGAGACAGCCAGATTATGCAGCGTCATGTGCAGCATGGAGGCTACAGCGTTTGGGTAGACTTTTGTGCTATTAGAAATAGAGCCGTCCCACGTACCGATGAGACCTTTTGTCGAAGAGTCGCCGAAGGAATAGTATACCGCGCCTGACTTGTAGTTTGCAGCAATATCTGCCAGCGCATCTCCGACAGCCTTTGCGTCAGCGGCGACGCCCTCCTTCGTCAGAGTAGAATCCGTCATCGCGTACCATTCCGTCCATGCGACTTCACCGCTTTGGATAGCGCAGCGTCTGGAATAGCAATATAGATTCTTTGGGGATATCCACAGCTGCATACCGTAACTTGACGAGGGACTCCTCATGGTAAATAATCAACCCATGAATAGGTATTGTTTTCAAGATCACTCAGCTTACGATCCGCAGCGTCAACATTTGGGTCGATTGTTACTACCGCATACTTGAGGGATTTGGCAACATCCTGAGTATTCGCTTTGAGAGCGAGGGCAGTATCAATATATTCGGTATCGTAAAACGACTGACCGCCTTTGATGGTTCCCTTATGATTGACAGTATCACCGTAAAGCTGACCGGTTGACATGGCAGCAATCTGTTCGGCGGTCGGGTTGATGGGAGCATGGGACATTTTTTCTGTTTTCAAATCGGAAATATCAATTTCAGTCGAAATTTTCAGCCAATCGTAATAGATAATGCCGGTTCTCGGATCTGTATTTACACCGAAAATCCCCCAAAATTCATCGTCATGTTCCCAAAATGCCAGCTCTCCCGCTTCACCGTTCTGTCCTGCATAACTCTCGGGGATCGAATCACCCCAGTTTGCAGATTCGGGAACGGTATTTTCGTTAATCTTGAAAACACCACCTCCCGGCTCAAACGCTGCCCAAGCGCTATCCCATGTTACGGTGCCGCTATTTGCAATACCCTTCCTTCTGTAGAACTTTCCATCCATATCCCAACGGATTTGCGCAACCTCTACATCGACATAGTTTTTACTACCGCAAAAGCGGAGCCATCCGCACGGGCTTCCGCTTCCTGAAACAAAGACACGATAGGCCACGTCGTTTGCGGTAGCGCTGTTAACATTCGGATAGGGATCCGAACCTATAAGTTGAACATTTTGAACGGATTTGATCACTTCATTGGTAACAGCCTCGAGTCCGTTTTCGATCTTGTTGAGGTTTTCGGCACTGAGTGCCGGAGCTTGTCCGTTTCTCCATTCTGTTTTGTTATAACGATTCATTTATTTCTTCATCGTTCTCCTTTCCCATGATTTCAACGCCCTTCGCTTCGATCTCAACCGTCAGACCGTACATTCCCTTGATCTTTCTGGAGAGAACAATGCTCTCGACAAACGGGACCTCGGGATCATTGGTAGGAAGTCGGATCCGATCGCCGACCTGCACCCACCAGCGGTTGAATATCGACGCCTTGAACGGGCGGTATCGATACACAGCGCCGGTGATCTTAGCGACATGATCAGATGACTTGGCTTCTTCAAGATTCTCGATGATCGGCTCAACATTATTCCAGAGTTCAATACTATTCAAAATGGCGTTCTCTGAATCGTAACGACTGTACTCTTCATAGGGATCAACGTGGAAGAATCCGATTCTTTTACCTTTGTTATACTCAAACTGTACACATCGGATCTCTTTGGTGACAAAGTCATCATAATCAAATCCGTCGATCGAATAGGATGAGATATCATATATCCGGTTGATCGTTTGGTAAGGCGCTATCACGCGAGGGCGTGCACGAACGCCTGTGATATCTGTCGGAGCATCCTCGATCAGAAACACGCCGTTGAGCTCGCATAACCATCGATACAGATTCAAGAAGGTCGTTTTGTTGTCGGCAACCTCCTGCCAGTAGGTATCGTACATTTGAAGGATTGTATTCTTATTGATTAACTCCGATCGATCGAACTGAATCCTTGCTTTTGAGAAGAACCATCCCATGATATCAAAAAAACTAAAGTCCGGAGATGATTGTTGGTCATGCAAGTGCACATAAATATACACACGGTTCTTGCATTTGATCGAGGAAGGATAATACATCCGATCGAAGGCAATGAGCTTCTTGATATGATAATTGTTTGTCTTTTTACACGAATAGATCGGGCCGACAAACAGCACATATGGATCGGTAATACGAGTATTCGGATACAAATCGTCCCTCGGGTACAGCGAATCGGAGGGATATATCCCCCCTTGATATCGGCTTTGTACCGTAACGACGATTTGCTTACCGCTGAGATCCTCGGCGACATCGACCAGGCTGAGAGTCAGCTGAGACGGAATACAGCCGCCGATCTTGAGCTCCTGATCATCACAGATCGACTGCTCGATTTCTAAGCTCTCTGATACAATATTGGACGGATCCAGCGGCACAGGATCGCTCCACCCACCTGTGACTTTGCTTTGAATCCCGATCGTAACGATGTTGTCGTAACTGCTGACGAGCAGATCATCAATCGCATATAATTCTGATATCATGTTCTCACCTCATCAATACTCGATCAGCTCAAACGATATCGGGTTATATAGGATCGTGTCAGCGTTAAAGTCCATCACCGAGAACTCCACATCGGGGAGATAGAATGTCCCGGAATAATAGCTGTTTGTCTCATCGTTCCAGTATTCCACATAGACATTGCGCTGGTGCGAAGAGGCATATCCCATACGGTTCTGCAGATCGATCTTTTCATCCAGCGTCAGAATATGTGTTGTAAAGCGGATAGACGATCGGGTGTGAGGCATGGTCGCCCTGTGGAGAACACCCGTCTGATCGACTTGTGCATCAGATTCCTGCCGCTGAGAGGGAGTGGATGAATAATCGGTAAAGTAGTTACCGGGGATCAGATTACCGTTGATCTTGAGGATCCATCCTTCATAGTTGTTTGCCAATACTCATCCCTCCCCTACCACGGCAGTGTGCCGTGACGCAGTTTATATAACCGAACCTGCTCGACGAACTCCTCGAATAAGGTCTTGCCGTTCAGCGTCGCGACAAACTGATAGGTGTTGCCGCCGTTCTTCGTGTAGGTCACAAACAGTTCATACAGACGCTTGAGGTAATCGAGGATCGACTGCAGCAGTGTTGTGTCGTACTGATTTCCGGCGTTCATCATGTTCTGCAGCTTGCTCAACGGAGAGACGACCTCGGGGTCACCGTTACCGGCGCCGGCGTTATCACCGACGATAGCAAGTGTAGGTGCGGTAAAAACACCACCGGATGCGTAGTGACCGATTTCACGACCGCCACCGCTGTGAGAACCTCCACCGGAGCTTTCATGAGAGGGGATTTTTAAGTGCTGAATCAACGGAGCTTCCGTTGGCATTTCCCAACCCCAATCCTGCCCGAACAAAGAGCCGAGACCTTTGATTAAGCCGCCGATCGCGTTTCCGATAAGCGCAACAACATAATAGATTCCTTGCCATAAGCCGTTCAGAATATCAATTATGACATTCACAATACCTAAAACAAAATCCGCCATACCGTCCCAAGCCTTTTCCCAATCGCCGGAAAAGACGCCTGATATAAAATCTGCTAAACCACCGAGAGCATCGACGATATCTCCGATAGTGTCGATGATGATCTCAAGGACAGTCATTGCCTCTCCTCCGATAATATCCAACACTGCTTCGATAGCCGGACCGAGTATTTTTGATATTACTTCAACGATAGGCGTCAGCTTTTCAAAGAGCACACCGAGTTTGCCGCCCAATTCTTCTAAGTGAGGGCCGATTTTTTGACCGATTTTTTCAAACCACTCTGCAATCTTTTCCAAAGCAGGGAAAAGAATATTTTCCCATAGGGGCTTGAGCAGTTTTCCAAGTCCTTCGATTATGGGGGTAATAAAGCCAATAATATTCGCAACCAGATCTAAAATTGTCGGAAGGATATGTTCTATAACAAGTGATAGAACAGGCAATATTACATTTTCAACAATATAAGATATCTGTGGAAGTAACACATCAACAAGTTCGCCTATCTTGTCAACAATGTGTTCGATCCCGCTTATCAGTGGTTCCAGATTAAGATTGTTCCACCATTCCGATATCTTTAAAATTAGATCATCAAAGAATATTTTCACTTTGTCGATGATCGGTTTAATTCGTTGATTATAAAAATCAACTAAAGGCTGCAACAGCTTTTTAAACTTTGTCTTAAGCCCATCAAGTTTCTTATTTGCATCATCGGTATTCAATTCCACATCCGCAGCGATTGAATTGCCAATACTTGAAGCAAGCGGATTATCGATCCCGGAGTTGTCGTTGTCGTTATCGGAATCGTTCTTTGACTGAGAGATTACATTCAGTTTGTCGAATGACGCTAAGCCACGCTTGACCTCATCGTTGGTCTTCTTGACTTCCTTCGTCAGCTCTGCCTGGTTATCAGCAGCGCCGCCGATCGCCTCGGATGTCTGTTGTACACTTTCCGAGGAATCGTCAGTTTGCCAGCCGAACAGATCAGACAAAACGGATACTGCCGCCTTTGCAACATCGGTCATCCGTTGAATCCACACAGTTATTCGCTGGATCACGTTGACGGCAATATTCAGAATTGGCTTACCAACAGTTGCAAGCAGCTGGTTCCATGATTCTTTTAGGTTGCCGAGGACGTTTTCGAGACCGTCTGATTCACGTGCCGCCTGTCCGAGTGCGCCGGAGGCGGCGTTGGCGTCCTTGACCATCTGCAGCAGTGTCAGCTGCTTCTGAGCTTCGGACAGATCCTTGAAGGATTTACCGTACAGCTTGTTTGCCGCGGTATTTCGTGTGGTCTCGGTACACGAGAGACCCAAAGCGGCGTCGTTGGCATAATTACCCTTGAGGAAGGATTTCAGACTTTCGGCGGTATCCTCGAGAGAGCGATCATAATAGGCGGCGCTGTCGGCAGTGACCTGCAGCGCTTCCTGCATCATTTTCAGCGCGTTAGAGGAATCCATCCCTGTCGTTTTCGCAAATGCGTAGATCGAGGTACCGACGCCCTGCAGGCGGCTCTTGACGATACCGCTCTCCTTGGCAACCTTATCCATCGCGGCGGTCGCACTGTCTGACAGACTGCCAAAGGTCTGCTCAAACTGAGAATCTGCCGCCTTGATCTGTGCAGTTGTTTCTATTATCTTCTTGGTAAAAGCTATAACAGCTTTCACTGAATAAGCCGCAGCAACAGCTTTTCCGATTTTGCTGAATGCTGATGAGATTCGATTACCTGCAGCGTTGACCTCGTGTGGAACGTTTTTTATCTCTCTGGTAAACTGCTGTTTGTTCAGTACAAGATAAACGTTGATCTTACCAATACTACTCAATCATTCACCACCTCATAAACTGCTAAAGTAGTTCTCTATCTGGGAGAGGAACTGCTGGTGATCTGCGTCGCTCATATTAACGCGCGAATGTTTACTGATCCATTCGTTACGAATTCTGTGTTGAGCAGACGTAAAATGTTCGAGGATCTTCGGATCATTCTCCGAGCGGATCTGCACCAGGTTCCCCAACGGGGTATCCGCGTCCAATCCAATCAAAAGCGACTTGAACTCTTCCCACTTCATCTCCCTGAAATCTTTGGAGTACATCCTGACCCCGTACTGCTTCATCATCGAAGCGACAATTACATCATAATCTTCGATCAGGTCGTAGTAGGGGTCTGCGTTTCCCCCTCACCGTCACCATCCAGCGCGGCGGCTGCCTGCAATACAACAGTGCTGAAATCTTCAAAATTCAGACGAAAGCTCTCAATCTTCTTTTGAGATTCTTCGGGAAACAAGGTCTTGTACATAAGATTGATATCATCAGGCTTTAACTTACGCTTTGTCAACTGAGGCATAATCTTCAGCATGTCAACAGCGGCATCGTTGATTTCTATCTCCTCGCCTTTGATCTTGATGCGAGGACGCTCCTCAAAATTGAGTTTTTCTGTAATATCAATGACTCTTGCCATTGTTCATTCTCCTTTGTGGTATAAAAATACGGAGCTGCCTGATGACAGCTCCGCTGATTGATTACGGCCCTTATGCCGCGGGGGTAAAGACGGGCTTGCCGTTGCTCTGAACCTCGAATTCGAGAGGTCCGACGTTGGTAGCCGCGGCGGCGCCCAAAGCGCTGACACTGACAACAGCACTCTTGAACAGTGCTGTAGCACCGCTGGGGAATGTCCACAGGAAGTTCTTTTCTGCACTGCGGCCATTTTCGAAAGCGATGTTTGCCACCGTATCGTTGCCGGCGTCGCCGACATTACGCTTACCCTTGACGCTGATTTTGACGGATTTCGAGGTCATCATGCGTTTGACCCATCCTTCTTCGCCGTAGGCGTGCCACTCTTCAACGCCGTTATCAAATGTGACGGAGTATTCCTCCATATCCGCGATCGGCGTAGCAGGCGTTTCGTTGCCCGACGCGCCGATCGCAAACTGATTTTCATAGCAAGGGAAAACGCCGGTATTAGGGGTATTAGGCATTATTCTCAATCTCCTTTTCTACATAAAGTTCCATTTCTATGACGAATTCAAAAACGCCGAAGTCGTCGGTGCCGACAAACACGGGTTCCGGAACCGTCACATCGATATATTTGATTTTGCGTGTTACCTCACCGTCGACATTCGGGAAACGAACCGGACAGGCAAGAAGCTCCTCATCGGGATATTGCGCGTCAGGGCGCCTGTCGGTGATCACCGCCTTATCGTCGGTCAAGGGTGCACACAGGAATTCAAACAGTTTTTGTGCGGCATACTGCGACTGTTCCATATTGCGGTTGTAGTGGATCAACAGCGATATGCCGACGATTTCATAGCTTTCCAGACCGCCGTAAGCGCGGTATGGGCGGCCGCTGCGCTTGAGCGGATAAACGCCCATCGCCTTGTCGGGCTTGTTATCCAGCTTGCCGCAGTAGCCGCGGCGAAACAACTCGTGATAAACAGGAGCCCGTTTCAACCATGTCAAAACATCAAACACACTGATCATAAGTTGTTCTCCTTCTTGTATATTTTCGCAAAGGTCTCCGCCGCAAAATCCTCGCGTTGACCGCCGGGGAGCCACGGCTCATACCATTTGCCGCGAGCGTTTGCATGAAACTCACGGTTAAAGTTGTACTCCGGATGGTAGTACAGCCTTCTGCCGTAGGGCGTATCGGTCACGAGATCGACCTGTCCGGATGAGGCTTTGCTGTCATCCACAAAGGTGCTCTCATTTTGAAGGTTACCGGTTTCAAACGGAAAAACCTCCGCGTTCTTGACCTCGCTCAACAGTGCCGCGGCAGTCTGCTCCAGCGCCTTTGTCGGGGACGAGGTGAGCTTGTCCAGGGCAGGCATGTCGATCTCAACCGTAGAACTGACATCAAATCCGGACATCAGATCAGCTCCAAACAGGTATAATTGACGGTTCCGTCGGGGTTACGAGCCTTGATACCGCGCAACACATGACGCCTTGCGCCGAACACCTTGACCTCACCGCCGGAGATCACCGCCATATCGGGCGCGATATCGCCGTTGAAATACGCCTTTGCGCTGATTTCGACCAGCTTCTTCTGCTCGGTCATCACAGTCTTTGCGCCGTCCTGGTAATTGCACATCAGATCCGCCTCAAAGTCGGTGAAGGGCTCGCCCTTCTCGCTGAGACCTTCGCCGTGCAGTTTTACGTGGATCGGGATCCTGCACACGGAATCGGGTACTAATTTCACATACTTCATAATACTCTGCACGTCAGTCCCGTCTGCCGCAGTAAGCCGAATACTTCCTGCGGAATGATCACGCCGCCCACACGCAGCACCGCCGCATCGTCAAAGCTCATCGACACGCCGCTGATCGCGTATGACTTGAGCGTTGAACTGAGCAGCTCGGCATTATCGTCCTTGAAGGTCAGAAATCGAGCGCACACACGCAGCAATGTGTTCTGTTGAAACTGCGTCAAAGCGGCATAATCCGTGATGCGGTTGAAGGTCAGCGTGTTGATATCCTCGCACACGCTTTTCACGACAGGGAGGATGTCCTCGCTGTAGGAAATCTCCGTATCAGCAAGGACAGTGTTCAACAGTTCGTGATCATTTGCGATCAAAGCGGAATAGAGATCAGGCACGATCACTCACCCTTTCCGGGATCGCTCTCCTTGCCGCCGTCGATCTTCTTCAGCTCCTTGATCTCCTTCTTGAGCGCCTTGTTCTCCGCGGCGAGCTTATCACGCTCCGCCTTCAAGGCCTCGAAGTCCTCCAAAGGCACCTTCTTGCCGATGGCGTGCTCCTTGAGATTGCCCTTCTCATCGACAATATCAAAGCCGCGTGCCCTGTACGTCTCCTTCTCAACATCGTTGGCGATGTTATACTCGCGGTTTTCCTTAACAGCTCTCAGCATGTTATCGCCTCCTTACGACGCCGCGTTGATGCGGCAACCCTTTGCCAGCAGCTCATCGATACCGAAGGTACCGTTGAAGCGGCGGTTCTGGTACAGATAGTTGTCAGAAGTGCGGCTATCGGAGCCGGGCTCGAACATCTTGATGTAGGAATACTTCACACGGGAAACCTGCGCCTCGGGATCAACCAGGATATAGTTGATCTGTTTGCCGGTAGTGGCAACAGCGTAGCCTTCGGTGAAGTTATAAGCGGTCATGAAGCGACCGGAAGGAACCTTCTTGATCGTGCCGATATCGTCCAGCGTATAGACGCGGCGATCGACGCGGTTGCCGTTGTCGCCGACGTTCAGCTCTCTCTGGATTCCCTGGGCGTTCTTCAACAGCTTGTAGGAACCGTTGGTGATATAGAGAATACATCTCTCGAGCGGTACGCCGTCGTCCGCCATAGCAGCCATATCATCATCGAGCTTGCCGAGGATATTCGCCTCGGTCAGTACGGTATGATCAACGACTGCGCCGGCGCGTACAGCCTCGGCGTACAGCTTGCTGAAGGTGTAGCTATCCAGCTCGGGGATCGCCTGTTTGGTTTCAAAGCGCTTGTGGATATTCGCGATCGACACGACCTGATTGGTCTCGTCGACGTCCATCGGATCCACAGCGAACTCGATATCACGGTCGTGATCAAGCGTCACGGTCTGATAATCGTTCTCGTAGGTGCCGGCGTTGTACTGACCGGCACGGGTGTGATCCTTATAACCCGACACCGAAAGGGTGGGGATCCTCAGATTCTTGGTGTTAATGATCTGGATATCCTCATTGGAATGGTACAGATCGTCGCTGAACAGCGCCTGACCGTACAGTTCGCGGAGGACATTACCGAATGTGGTTACATAATTCAAGGGCATATATCATTCTCCTTTTTATTTCTTTTTTACGCCGAAGATGCCGCGAAGCATATCTTGGTCGACATCATCGTCATCCTTGCCGTTGCCGCCGATCCTATCAAAGCCTTTACCACCTGCACTCTGGGTACCCTTGAGCGCGGGAACGTCCTCGAGGACCTTCTTGACGGCTGCGGTGAGGGCGTCGTCTTTGACTTTGCCGTTTTCGTCGGTGACGTTGGTCAGATCAGCCATGCGGAGCAGATAATCCACAGAAGCCATCGGGACGCCCTGTTTGAGCGCCTCTTTCATCGCGGCGGTGTTGATGCGTTCCTGCATCAAAGCGTTCTGCATGGTGCTCAGATCGCTCTGCAGCTTTCCGACGTCGGGCGTGTTCTTCGCCTTCTGATCCTTGAACGCCGCGATCGCCTGCTTCATCTCGTCAGAGGATAACCCCTGATTCTTGAAGTAGTTCTTGAGGATCGTTTCCTCATCGGCGCGTTGCTTGCCGCTGATGATCCCTGCGAGCTTGTCATAGTCAAACTCAGGGGTGGTCTGATTACCGCCCTGCTGGTTCTGCTGATTCTGCTGGTTGTTCTGCTGATTCTGGTTATTGTTTTCGCTCATAATAAGCTCCTTTCAGTTGTAAGAGTGTCTCTCTGTATCAGTTTTCGGGGTGTCCTCCCCTGTTGTATCAATCGTCATTGCGAGGCATTGATGCCGCGGCAATCTCAACCGCTATACAACTCAGTTTTTCACGGTGTCCTCCCGTAGTTTCAAGCCTTCGGGCAGTTTGATTGTCATTGCGAGCCCGGCAGGGTGTGGCAATCTCAACCGTTTTTTTTACATAACAAAAGCGACTACTTTTCAGCAGTCGCTTTCTGTGCGTCGGCGTCGGGCTTCTCAGCCAGACCCAACGATATCAACTTTTCGGCGCGGTCGGGGCTGACAGTCAACTCCTCACCCACCTTCTTCAGCTTCAAGCTGTCGGTCTTGTCGTAAAAAGCACGCTTGACTTTCAGCTTGACGTTCTTCTCTTTTACAGCTTTTTCCACATCATATCACCTCCTTTTGGGCATCAAAAAACCGCTCTCATCGAGAGCGGTTAATATTGCTAAGTACATGTTCAACGAAATCCGGGGAAATCATATAATTGTATTTTTCGAAGTGATATATTTCAGATTCGTACCACGTATATAATCCGTCCGATCTTGCGTTATCGGCGTCTAATACTTTTTCTCCTGTGATCTTATCAAAAACAGGTTGAGTGGTATGTGCACAAATATCAAACCTCTTTAAATAACTCAATACAGTTTGTTTTTTTTCAAGAGGTTTTTCCGATATATAATTTTCAAATTCAGACTGCGTCAGTTCGTCAATATCTTTAATAAACGGAAATAAGATTTTCATGCTGTTCACCACCTCTTTTTAAATAATTCCATCGCTCCGCTTTTTCTTTTTCCTACATAATATTTACCATCGGGATATACATATAGCATTTTATTAGGAGCTTGCACCGATACGCCTAATTGCTCAGCTAGTAATTCTGCAAAGCATTTAACTCCTTCACTTTTACGACCTGTTTCACATGCCAGTAGTCTGACACAGGGATCTAAGCCTTTCGTTTTGCATAGAGAAATAAATTCCTTATAATCTTTTCTACCTTTGATGATCGCAGATAATGTATACGCATCAATGTATGCCCTTTTATCGCCATCAGGATAATCTTGCCTGAAGAACTCTATCGAATACGGAGTACCGTGCGAACACACATCGTATACCCCTTCAATCTTAGGTGTGTTCTGTAAATATGACATAGCCTTATTTTCAGCCGTATCATATGAAAAGACTGGTTTATCTACTGCTTGCCCCCTGCTGATGATTTCCTTTCGTTCATCTCGGGTCAATTTATCGTAAAGAGCTTTTGCACTACCGTCAACAGTATCAACTGTTATGTTTATTATACCACTTTTCTCAGCTTTTGCAAGCTGTTTTTCGTGATATGACTGCCATTTTTCGGTATATTCCGCCCACTGCTCGGCGCGGCCGCGGTACATCTTTTTGTTGTCAGGATCGAGGGCGTATTTGGAGAGGCGCCTGTTCATCTTCTCCATGCGCTTGCCGTATGCTGCCCTCTGTTCGGCGCGCTCGATCTCGGTGAGATCTTCCTGCGCTTTCTTCGGCAGTACTTCCCGATCGGGCGGCGTGCTGATCCCCTCGATATACAGGGATGAGCTGTCCTTACAGCGCGGATGGAACAATCCCGCCTTCATCGCGTCACTGAGCAGAGGGTATTTACCGCCGTGATCGGACGGCTTGCCGCCGGCATAGACGTCATCGATGAACACCATGCCGACAAAGTCCGCGCACCGTCCGCACGCGCCGTGACGTCGATTGATAATCACGGTGGAGATCCCCCACTCCTGCATCTTCATGCCCTCGCCGCGCAGATAGGCGCGCTTGTTGGCGGTGCGGATCGCCATCTCGGCGTAATCATGCAGCGTATGCCGCGCGCCGTTGCTGTATTCCACACACTGCAGGCCGGCGCTGAGCATGTCCTTCGTCGCCATGTCGACCGCCTGCTCGTAGGTAGCGGCGCCGGAATTCATAAAGGTCTGGGCGCCGAAGATCGCTTTTCGGTAAGCGTCGTTAGAGCGCCGCAGGACGGCGAATTCGGCACGGCCGAGATCATCGGTCGTTGAATTAACCAGGGCGTTCATCTTTCGCTCATTGAGTTGGAAAAACGACGCCTGCATCGCGGAAGAAGGTCGGGTCGGGGTGAAGCCCTTTTGGATCGCCTTGAGGATCTTCTGCTCCTGCCGATATCCGGCGTCGGCGGCGGTACTTCTCAGCATCTCACCGACCCTGTCGTTCAGCTCGATGAACTCTGTGGAAAACTTCTCCTTGTTATTCCGACGATAAACCTCCAACGCCTCGAGCTGCTTTGCCTGCCACTGTTCCCAGTTATATCCCTCGGCGGTCTCCTCCGCACGGTGGTGCTTGAAATTCCGCATCATGGAATCGATCAGGTAATTCTCGATCCGATCAAACGCACGCGAAAGATCGTACTCCTCCGACATCAGGCGTCACCGTCGAGATTGACGGCAGGCGGATCGCCCATCGTGACGATTCCCTGCTCCTCCTTGATACGGCGGACTTCCTGTTCCTTCCATTCGTCGTCCTTACTGTCGCCGTACAGCTCTTCGACAGCCGCCTCGGTGGACATGATACCGCCTGTCTTTCCTTTGGAAACAGTCTCGACCTGGCTTTCAAAGCTCGGGTTCGCGTACTCGCCGAAGTTGACCTTGACCGTCGGCTTCTCGACATGCTGACTATGCCAGATCTGACCGGCGCACACGGCGGCGATCACCAACTCGGGCAGAACGTCGCTGAGCAGTTCGATGATATTGCCGCGCGTGTAAAGCGTCGCCTTCTCCTTCTCGCGCTGGGCGTCGGCATTGTCGAGCTTCTTGACGTCAATGCCGAGGGTCGACGGGCTGATGATACCCTGCAGTGCAAGATCGAGCGCGGTGATATAGGTCGAGAGGTAGCTCTCGTGTTGGATCTGCGCCTGCCCGGTCGTGATCTTACTGTTGCTGTTCTCAGACATATCCTGCGCCACTTCGATGAAGCGGATATCAAAGGAATTCGGCTTGAGCAGCTTGCCGTTATCGGGATCACGGGGGATCAGATTCTCAGGGATATACTCCTTTGTCCGCCCCGCTCTGAGCGCGTCCATCCACTGGCTCCATGATTCATCCAGCGCGTCAAAGGCGTCGGACTTTCCCTCGTACAGGCTCTCGCCTCTGCCCTCGTAGGCTTCCGACTCACCGTAGATGACCGGTACCGCCAGCATCACGCTCTTATCAAAACCGACGCCCTTCGCGTCAACCCATTTGGTTTGAGGGATGAAGCCGGTAGGGATTGGCTCATCGTTATCATTATACAGCTCATAGAAGATATAGCCGTAGCCGTACCGCTCCTTGAACGTGTATTTTCTGTTGTTATAGCTATAGGTCGTCAAAAATACGACCTCGGTGATCCTGCCGCGGCTCCGAACAAACTCCACATTCTCCCCGGGCACAAACTCGATGATCGGCACATCACCGCTGAGAGATCTGTCAAAGCTCACCTTGAAGGCGCCGTCGCCGACGATCAGGATCTTCTTGAGGAATCTTTTAAACAGCTTTTTGAATTTATTATCATCCGCTATCTTTTCCCATTGCTCTTTTGCGGTCGGCTCGGTGATCTCCAAGCCGTTGTAATCATGCAGGATGATATTGCTGATCGTCTTGATGATCAGCTTCGGGATCCCCGTATGGAGCTTATGGATCTCCATGCCCTTCGTCGACGACGCCTTCCAGAACAGCGTAGGGCTGACGTCGAGCTGACCGTAAAAATCGGACAGCTCCCAGCTGTCGCCGCGGTACCACAGCTTGTTGCGCGCGATATTTCCGTAGAAATCGAGCCGCTGCTGCAGCACGATCTGATGATTGGCGGCGGGCTCGATATGTAAAAAGTTCCTGATTTTGTTTCTCAAAAAATCACCCAGTCTCATTTGACATCACTTCCGATTTTTACTTGATGCGGAATCCACGCATACTGTGAGGAGTTGATACAGTGATCATTTTTATCCTCCGGTTCGTTGTCTTTATCTTCTTTCCATGAGTAGCGGTTGAGTTCTCCGATCGTCTCGGTGCAGTGATCGAGGATAAAATAGCTCTGCTGATTGAACCATCCGCTCTGCAGCTTGATGCGGTCGACGATCTTCAATTGCTTCCATGCCGGATTAAACAGGTAGATACTGCCGTGATTACGCACATATTTGGAGAATTCCTTCAGCGTCGCCTGATCGGCGTTATCGATGAAGGTATTACGGGCAAAGCCCCACTCCTCTCGGTTGCGTTCCAAAAAATCGATGAAGTTCACGACGGTATCGGACGGCGCGATCGTCAAGTGTAATTCCGCGTTATCGTACACCTTCTCATCGAGCTGGATCCACTTGCCGCGATTGGTGCAGCCGTGGAACGTCATCGCGATGGTATCCTTCGTCTTATCGCTGTACGCGGTATCCAGACCGGCAGAGAACAGAATAAACTGTTCCTCGCCTTTCTTGGCTGTCAGGAACTGCCGCGCCCACTCAGCGGATCTGACATGCAGCTTGTAATCAAAGTTGTTGAACACAAGTCCGGTCGCCCTGCCGCGCAGACCCTGCACCTTATTCTTATAGATCTTCGTGCCCTTTGGCGTGTTGCTCAAAACACGGTCGAGCTCGGACTTTTTCAGACCGAGATTGTCCTTGAAGGTAAAGAACCAATGCACCCAACCGTCCTTCGGATCCTCGGTCAGATCGTCGAGGATCTCCGTCGGCGTATCATCAGACCAACGGTCAAGCGGTCGGGCATGGTTGATATATTCGTGATACACCGGCAAATTCGGATCGTCCGGGTTGAGCGTTGCCATCATATAGTCGGCGCGCATGCTCGCCTCACGGATAAACTCAATATTTGCAGTGTTGATCTCGTCGATATACAGACAGCCGTACTGTCCGCCCAGCGCCTTCTTCCACTTCGTCTTGTCGCCGTAGCCCATAACGTATACGGTCTTGGTAACGCCCGGAGCGGGTGTGAAGACGATATGAGGAATCTTATCGGCGCTGGTACCGTTGCCGTTGTACCTGACCAGAGATCCGAAATCATCAAGGATCCCGAGATCCTTCTGAATGATATTCTTCTCAGCGGTACCGGTGTCATTGGCGGCGATGATATGCAGCTTCTTCGGCGACTGCGCGACCTTCAACATAAACTTGAAGATGCCGACGGTCGTCTTGCCTGCCATCGTCGTGCCCTCAAGAAATTCGACAGACGCCTGACAACGGAGAAAGTCTTTGTATTTCTTAGATAGGATCAGCTTATTCGGCACTGTCCTCGCCCTTCAACTGATCTAATACGCCGGCGAGAGTTGCCATATCGGTTTTTATGTTGCCGTTCACCTCAAGCCTATCTTTGAACAGACCAAGATGCTTACCAAGCAGCTCAAGCGCTTTGAGCTTATCGGCGAGTTTAACTTCTCGTTCAACTCCGTCTTCGCCAAAGGTCTTGATCTTGACCGACTGGATCGCCGCCATATCATCATCGGAGATCTTATCTCTCAATAACGCGGTGTCGAAATCTACGACCTTGCCGGCGTTAACGAAGGCAATCTTGGCAAGTTCACGCACAACGCGATCGGCATTGACTCCCGTGCGTCTTGACCGCTCAGCAAGAGCCTGTTCAACAGCCTTTGCAATGTTAGGTTTTGTCAAGTTTTCGCTTCCGATCTCTTTAGCGGAATCAGGTGAATATCCGGCTCTGATCGCCGCCTGAGTGGCGTTCGGATCGATCAGGTATTCATCCACAAATCTCTTTTGTTTTTCTGTCACTCAGGATCACCTCTTTATACAAAAGCAAAACAGCCGCCTTGCAGAGCGACTGCTTTGTTGAAAGGAAATTACACGTTGTACACACGTTTTGTAAGTATAATGATATCATACGGAAAAGTAACTTTGTAACCAATTTACCACTCGTATTTATAGCAGCGCTTCTTGATGCTCGCAACGGTGTCAAGTCTGCCGTCGGTGATCTGTGCGATTCTTCGCCAGGAATAGCGCCGCACGAGAAAGAGATAGATGCAATTCTCTTCGTCAATATCCTTCGACAACCGTCTCAGACTCTCATGCCGTAAAGCGATCAGGCGCTTCAATTCCTGCTCGGTTTCATCGATCTCAGCGATACAGCTGCCGATCTTATCGGACATCTGACCGCTGCCGGGCATTCCCGTCAATGCAGGTGTCACATTAAAAGCGTCGGCTTTCAATCGCTCCAGCTTCCGGCAGAGAGCGGCGATCTTTCGGTCGATCTCTTTTATCTCGCGGATGTTCAACTACTCTTCACTTCCTTGAATATCTCCGGATTATCCGTGATGACCTGGAACAATCCTTTTGAGATCTGCTCCACCAGCTTTTCTTCGTCGGCTGCGCTTACGATATTCGGGCAATAGTTTTCGAAGATACCGTGCATCAGCTCGTGTAAGAATACAACGGATTGATAGTCTTCGGTGCCTTCACGCACGACTTTGATCTTCTGTTCAAAGAAACTGTGTGTCCCGTCGACAACACTGCCACCATTGACAAATGATCTCTCCTCGCGTTCGACTGTATAGACACAGCCGGCAATTTTTACGGTATCGGGAATATGTATCTGTATCAATGCTTTTTCCTCACTTTCTGCGAAAGGTTGTATTCCGCTTTTCTTTGACGATTTTGACGACGGCGTAAACGACAAGAGCGATAAACTCGCCCCCGACCGTTGCGATCACGCCGAGCCAAAACGCAGGGATAGTAAAGGTCACTCGATCACCTCCCTGTAAATCTGCCAAAGGCTCTCTTTTTGTTCTTTTTCTTTATCCTGCGATTCTTACCGAGCTGTGCTAAATGAGCAACCCGACGAGAAAACCGCTTATTGAAGTATTTGTACTCCCATAGTCGTAAAACAGTACGTTTATTCCATAGTCGTATACCGATCCACCGTCATCTCGTTTGACGAGTGTATTCGATAATGCACCTCGTCGCCATCCCTCCCGACTTCTTCAATCACTGACCAACTTATAGGCTCAGTCGGTTCGGGATCGGGATTGGAAGTGCAAGCGGATAATGAGATCATGATGATCAGGGCGAGGAGCAAGCAGATCAGGCGGTTCATGGCTTGTCCTCCAGCAGTTCAGGGTTATCGTGAACGTTGCCGATGACTTCAAAATCACAGTCGTGCCATAACCAGTACGATAAAGGTTCTTCGTCTTCATACTCAGGTGCCGCATTTGTGCGAAAAGCAAAATTTGAAAAGAACACTATTGATCTGCAACACCTATACGCTTTATGGTAAACGTTATCATATTGTGTTATATCAACAATATCCCCTTCAAATATCTTCTTGCCGTTCTTATCGGTCAAGCCTGTGTACTGTCCGACGGTTGAGGGGTCAACTGCTAAAGCTCTATGATCGTCGGTCATTATCAAGCTTTGACCGTTGATCTCAAAATAACAGCCTTCTGCCCACTCTCCGTCGTTTTCGTGGTCAATAATGCCACTGCGTTTACCGCGGAAAAGTATTTCTCTCATTTGTTATCCTCCTGCTGTATCTGATCTTCCATCTCATCGCGGGTCAAATACGGTGCGTTTGCTTTGACGTATTCTTCCATCTGACTTCTGGCGGTAAAGGAGTGCGGCAGCCGGCTGACGTGCTCGAGGTCACCTATTTTGTTCCGCTTATATACGTCGATGCCGTATCCTTTTACCTGTCGAACCAGAAACACGTCGCTTTCTCTCCATTCGACAAAACCGACCCAAACGCTCGGCAAAAGCTCAAAATCCATGTCGCTTTCGCGCCCGATCTGCAGCAACGCCATTACAACGACGCCTACCAGACCGCCGAGCATAAATCCAGATAAAACCCATAGAAAACTTGTCATATTGTTATCCTTTCTGTTTTTCGTGAATATCTCTCAGCAGACAGACCAATTCACTGTTGTGTGCTCGGGTGTCTCTGAGAATTGCTTCGTAGTAGAAGCCGTCGTCATTCAGCCGCAAGGTGCATCCGATAAAGATGTACTCCGCGGCATTATGAATGACCGGCTGGTTGAGATTGTATTTGACGCGATCAAGATCCATACGGCGGCAGCTCCTCGATTCTGACATAGATGCCGGGGATATCCGCCCAAAATTTCTCCGTGATCTCGGAGGCGATCTGCGCGTCATCCTTCCAGTAGTTCAGTTCAGTCATCACATCCTCGAATAATTTCAAACAGTTTCCGGCGTCAGGCTTCGACGTTTTATATTCACCGTCGCGATGATTGCCCTTGATCGGGTGACACCATTTTGTGATCAGCCGCAATGCGCCGACCATCGGTCTCTCGGGAACGTACCGGTTCAAATACGCGGTGAACTTTGCTTTGATGTCCCTGAGCTGTTCATCCTGATATCGGATTACCTTACCATTGCGCGAGGCGGTACGGCTGCCTTGCTGGTAGGTGTGTGTCGGCGGGATCATCGGCAAAAAGAATTCGATCTTCATGGTTTCCAATCAACCCCCTGCCAAGTACCGGTATCAGGATTATATTTTACTGCTCCCGATGCTCTGACCATGTTCCACAAGTAATCCAGTGCTTCATCATGTTTGAGTAGCCATTTGATAATATAGCTTTTCCGACAGTCATATTCTTGACCGGGAATCTTATGAAAGAGCGGCGGCATCGATTTTGCCGTGTCCATAATTTTCGCTTTGCTTATTCTTTTCTTTCGCAACTCATGAGCCTCCTTCGCGCGCGGTTATAAATTGCTATTTATTGACAAGGGGATTTTTCACCCCTTGTCAAAATAAATTATATTTATAATATAAAGGGTTTGTCACTTTTTGACATTCTCGGTAAAAATACCGACTTTGTCACTTTTTGACATTATCGAGAATATAACCGAGAATGACACTTTTTGACATTTTGACATTATCGGATTATTCTTCCGAGTTTGTCACTTCTTCAACATTGCCTTTAATGATTTGATAATCGTCACTGAACTCGTTTTCGATCCACCTTCTGACAGTTCGCTCCGCTTTCCCAAGCTGTTCGGATAATTCTTTTAAGGAAACAACACCGTTTTCATTGAAGGACTTCAAACTGTAATAATGCGTCTCAAAATCCTGTCGTCGGCTCTCGGCTTTTTGCTCGGGTGATTGCTTCTTGCCGAAGTTCTTACGGTAGTTTTGCCCGGGGCGGGTGTCGTCGCTCTGTGCGTCTGTGAGAATTCCCTCGCGATCCAGCCGATGGATCGGGTAATCGAACCAGAGGTTCAACGGGCTCGGCTTCGGGAACTCGCGCAGCGTCATGTCGATACGCCACGCGGATAGCTTGTCTATCTTTTGACGGTTCTGATCAGCTGCCTGCCTTGCGTTCTTGAGAGCCTTATCAGGCAAGCATTTGGAGATGATATCACGCATCTTTGCGGCGCTTTGCTCGTCGTCCAGGCTGACCAGTTCGCTGTACTGTTCCTGATTGAAAAAGCGGTGCATATAGTCGATGTAGACGGCACATTCGCGCTTATTCTCATACGTCTGGCGGATACTGTCGGTGATCTCCAGATCGATCAGATCGAGCATCGCGTCCGGATCACGGGCGAATACACCGGAGCCCGACGCACGATCCATCGATTTCTTGCCGCCTTGCGCGCCTTTAGAATGATGGTGACAATAGATGACGGCGCACCCGAGCTCCGCGCAGATCTTGTCAAACTCGTTGCAGAATTTCGACATATGCTCGGCGCTGTTCTCGTCGCCCGTGAGCACCTTATAGATCGGGTCGATGATGATGGCGATATAGCCTTTCTTCATCGCGCGGCGGATCAGCTTCGGCGCGAGCTTATCCATCGGCGTTGCCTTACCGCGCAGATTCCAGATATCGATGTTCTTCAGATGATCGGGATCCCAGTGATGTGCCTTGTAGACGTCGGCAAAACGGTGCAGACAGGACGGCTTGTCCAGCTCGAGGTTGACATATAACACCCTTCCCATCGTGCAGGGATAGCCGTACCAGTCGCGCCCCTCGGCGATCGCAATCGTCAGCTCGATCAAGGAGAATGACTTACCCGCCTTTGACGGTCCCGCGATCAGCATCTTGTGTCCCTGTCGGAGGATGCCGTCGATCAGTGGCGGCGCAAGGTCGGGCAGATTGTCGAAGGTGTCGGCGAGGCTCTCGGGATCGGGGAGATCGTCGTTGATGCTCTCGATCCACTCCTCCCACTCTGCCCAGCTATCTTTTCCGATGTTGGTATCAAGAAGATATTGCTTTTTGTCGCGGCGGATCGCGCCGGGCATACGAGATAATCGGGACGGGTTCTTGTTCTGCTTATCGACCTCGAGCCCGTTCTTTTTGCAGACATTATAGAGATACTGCACGCGCTTGCGGTATTCTTCGGCATTGGAGGCCTCGACCTTTACGATGGCATGAATACTTTTGCCGCCGCTGTAGACCAACGCCGCGACAGGGAGCTCCAGTTCTCGGATGATCGTATTCTGCGTGCTCAGATCGGTGCTGTCGGATTCTACCAGCGCGTAGCGGTAATCGGTGACATTGTCATTCTTGACGCCCTTACCGTCAAGCGGATTGAAACGGATCCATGCGCCGGCGTCGGGGTCATAGTCGCCAAACACCGCGCCGATATCGTCATCAGGCAGATTGTAAAGCTCACTGAGCAATTCACCGGCTGTGCGGTCGACACTGCCCTTCTTCGGCAGCGGCTTTCCGTCCTCATTCTTCCATGATTCGGTGACATAGCCGACATATTCATCGGAGTTGAACAGCGCCTTGAGGTAGTCGATGATCTGCTCCTTCGGCGACCAGCGACTCGGCAGTTCAAATTCCTCTATCTCGAGGCCTACCAGGACTTTCAGCGGATCACGGGCGATCTCGTCATCCCAGTCCATAGCCTCATCGCGGATTTTTGACGGCGAATAACCGCCATCGACCGCCAACTGATAGATGGTGCCTCCCGTGACAGGGGTACCGCTGCCGTTGAAGGTCGCCCACTTCTTTGCGCAGTCGCCGGGATGATAGCGCTTTGGATCGGAGCGTGACCAACTGTCCCACACGTCGCATGAAAAACCCTCATGCTTTAGCGCCATGCCTACGTTGACCCAGTCCTGATAATCGAGCAAGGCGGGGTCTATGTATTTCAGCTGTTCAAGGATATATTGATTGTCCGTCAAATAAGCTCACCTCCGGCGGTGCAGGAATATAAGTTGATGGGTCGATTGTGCGCGGTACTCTCCACTGATTGGCGGCGATGCGGTCGATCAGACGACGCGCCTGTTCAAACATCCATGTTCCGACATGCTGAAAACCTCTGCTTTCGAGAAATCGGATTTGCTTTGGGGTCGTCAATCCGTTCTCCCGGCGCTTGCTCAGTCGATCGAGCAGGAGCTTAGCCTTGCCGGCGTTGTCGATCTCGTCGGGGAAAATGCCGTAATGCTCGAGGGTCGCCCGCTGCTGATCGGTCGGCGGTCCCATCTCCCAGCCGAAGGCGGGTACATAGCCGGACAGATCTTCGGCGCAGATCGACATCTCGAATTGAAGCGGATCAACCAGTTTACGCTTGCGGTGCTTCATCTCGGCAAGCTGCTTGGCGAGCGCTTCTTCACGCTCGGCGACGACGTCTTTCTCCGCGGATTCGGCGGCTGCTTCGATATCGACAGCGGTACCGGCGCTTTCGGCAAGATTCTCGGTCATTTTCTTCGATACCTCATCAGAGGAGCAAATCAGACAAGCGGGGCGGCAGAGCTCGTGGCGCTCGGTATGCCAGAGAAAGTCGAGCAAGAGAAGGTGGTCTTTTCCTTCACAAAGGCGGGTACCGCGGCCGACCATCTGACAGTACAGCGATCGGACCTTTGTCGGTCTCAGCACGATGATGCAGTCGACCGCAGGACAATCCCATCCCTCTGTCAATAGCATGGAATTACAAAGCACATTGTACTTATCGTCGGCGAAATCAGCGAGCACCTTTTCCCTGTCGGTGCTGTTGCCGTTGACCTCGGCGGCACGGAAGCCCTTGTTGTTGAGGATCTCGGTAAATTTCTGTGATGTTCTGATCAGCGGCAGGAATACCACTGTTTTGCGATTCTTGCAGTAATTCGTCATTTCATCGGCGATCTGATACAGATACGGGTCAAGCGCACTGTCGATGTCGGAGGCTTTAAAGTCGCCCGCTTGCGTCGACACGCCGCTGAGATCAAGATCCAGTGGGATCGTGACCGCTTTGATTGGCGAAAGATACCCGTCTTTGATCGCTTGCGGCAACGTGTATTCGTATGCGAGTGATTCAAAGACGGTTCCCAGATTCTTCATGTCTCCGCGATCGGGCGTTGCGGTGACGCCCAGCACCTTCGCGTCTTTAAAATGATTGAGGATCTTTAAGTAACTGTCGGATAAGGCGTGATGAGCCTCGTCGATGATGATATACTCGAAATAATCGGACGGGAACTGTGCGAGACGCTTGTCGCGCATGAGCGTCTGGACGGATCCGACGACGACGCGGTACCATGAATCAAGACAGCTTAGTTCAGCCTTTTCGACCGCGCAGCGCAGTCCTGTCGTTTTGAATATCTTATCGGATGCCTGATCGAGAAGTTCGCCGCGGTGAGCAAGGATCAGCACCCGTGCGCCGGCCGCGACACAATCCTGAGTGACGGACGCGAAAACGATGGTCTTTCCGGTGCCTGTCGGCAGGACGAGAAGCGTTTTGTACTTCCCATCCCGCCATTCTTGCTCTACTTTATCGCGCGCCTCGATCTGGTATGGCCTAAGCTCCATCAGAACTGACCGCCTGTCCACTTACGCGGCTGTGCGGCGGACGTCAGCGGTTTCTGCGTGTAGGCGGCGTCGTTTTGAGGAGGCGCTGCGGTCTCGGACGGTTCGAGAAAGGCTGTGATCTCGTTGCCTTCATGTTCCTTGCCGTCTTTTTTTCCTATCCATTTTTTAATGCCGATCTTACAGCGACCTTTGGCGCCTTTGACGGCGTTCCAGTTCGGTCGCAGGGGCTCGCCGTGCTTGCGGTGGCCGATTGCGATAAAGAACTGGCAGAGCTTCCACTCGGTTTTTCTATTCAAAAAAAGATTCTCCGTGACGGTCACATCACCCTCAGGATCATGGAGCGTAATCGTCAATTCAGCCTTCGGGCATGCCTTCATATTGTCGCTGCCCTCAAAGCGGCCGCGCGTAAAGTCGGTTACGGTGAAATCATACTCACCCTCGGGGAGAACGCGGAAACCTTCCCCATCGTTCTGTATTTCGTCATCCCATGTCATCGCGACATCATTTACATTGTTTGCCATTATTTATCTCCTTTCAAAGTAAATGGTAAATCTTTATTGCTCATGATCTTGTTGAGTACCTGCGGCCACGCTCCGACGAGGCAGCCTTCGATGAAGTCGGGGTCATAAGACGTGATGGGCGTGCTCCTCGGGTAATACCCCTGTTGTGATACGACGACCTGGATGTCCTCGGTTGTGACATTGTTCTCGCGCATCAGAGAGGCGAGCGACTTTGGAACGCCGGTCAGATCATCGGTATATTCCTTTGATGTCGGCGCGGTCTGAGGCTGTTCGGCGTCAAGGATCGCGTCGACAGGCGCGGTGTTTGTCGAAGGCGCCGAAGGAGCGACAGAGGAGCTCTTAACCGGGATGAACGGTGCGATCACGCTGTAATCGAAGTCACATTCGTCGGGCAGCCCCCAGCGATTCTTAGCGTCCCAGCACGGATGATGCGCGGTGTACATGACACGCTTACCGCCCGAAACCTTGTGCTTGTTATTGTCGGCCTTTTCAACATACGTTTTGTAATTGATGAACAGCACC